ACAAATTGCCAGCGCTATCCAAAGCCGCTTGGATCCATACGCTGCAACGCTCCCACTCATTCATGCAGGCATCGCCTTTTCAGCTTTTACCTCTGGCGGCTGCTTGCTTGTGCCATGCCTAGCCTGACGAATCTTTTTCATCATGGCGTACAGCTTCTTTGCACCTGCATTTGATGAACCATTACCAAGATCAGCCACCACATCCGCGGGCACAACAAACTCTCCATCTGCCAAACGTGCCGGTTGCTTGTTATTAATCGTTGCAGGGATGCTGTCAGACATACCATCACCGCCCCCACTAAGGTATCGACCCATCGCCATGCCACCTTGGTTATAGCCAACTTCACCGCCACCATAACCAACCATGATGTCATCAACAGAACCACCCATGGCACCTGTAACAACTTCACCACTAGAAGGTGCGGGTGCAGGAGCAGGTGCGGGTGCGGGGGTGCCATAAGTAAACGGCGTGATTGTGAGTGGCTTGTACAAAGAAGCTAATCCTGCTTCATACCCAGCCTGACCTTGTGCAATTTGCTGTGGCGTAGGACCGTATCGTTTAGCTGCTTCTGTTGGGTCAAATTGGAATGGATTTGGATTAAAGAATAACGGCAAACCTCTCATAGGCGTGTAGATATTTTGGCCTGATGCAGACTTTTGCGGCGCTGGCTGTGGCGCATAGAGTGGCGCAGTTAATGCACGGTTATAGATAGGAACCGGTTTGTAGTCAGGCGCTTTAATCGTTGGTGCTTGCTGCCTAGATAAAGCAGCCGCTAATGCACCAAGGCCGAGAGCAAGACCCGCGCCCATGCCGCCACCGCTTCCGCCAAGCAAAGTAGCCGCTGCCTGACCCCAAGGAAAAGTTGAAAAATTAGGTGTTCCCCCAACGGCCTGTTGCGTGTCCCACCATTGACTTATCGTTGTTGGATTGTAGTCTGTTGTATCTACAGAGCCTGGATTAGGATTAACCGCAGTGTTAGGGTCAGTATTAGTTTGGCTTGTGTCAATAACCGTATTTGATTGCCCGCCGTCGCTCATAACCTACTCCGGTACTGAAGAAACAAAGGTTGCCGTCAATATAACCGACGGGATAGCCGGTCTAGTAGGACTAGACGGCGCTGAATAATATTCAATATAGGCGCTTGTATTACTCGTACGCCAATATAGCTCTACATAATCATCCGCTGAAAATGATTCAACAAAATTCAAACTACCGATTACATGATACGGATCGCCAGCAGATTTTCTAGGCGCTAAACCAAAGCGGCTATTTGAGTTAGCTATATCCGTACCATTCTTGCGGAACCAAATATCAATATCCTGTGTTGCATTATCATTATTGGATAACTGAATACTGAACTGAATGTTGTACACACCGTCTGTTGCAAATGTAAGTTTCGTGTTATCCACGATAGACACGTTATTTGACAAAGACGTCGTGTTTATTGTGATTGCATAAGCCGTGGTCGTTGATGCAGCCGTCTGGTCAGTCGTGTCATAAAACGCACCAAAGGGCAGATTAATAAATTGACCGCCTTCTGGACCTAGTAAGTTCTTCGTAACATTAGATAGCCGATTAAAGTACAAACGCAGGACGTTATTAAACTGTTCCTGATAGGTAGGACTCCATTCCTGCGGTGCATAGGGAAGGTTTGGCGGCTGAGGACTATCTAGGTATCTCATGCGCCTTGTCCTGTAGCCCGACCATCCTGCCTGATGTCAAGTCTTGGCGCACCTAATTGCCATGCAGTACCAAGATCAGATGACTCAACCTTCAGTATCATCTGACGACCACGGACCCTTGTATAAATCTGGCCCGTGAACTGCTCAATCACCGCCGTGGATGTTCTGGTTACCGCAGCAGAACTACTCCCACCTTGGGACTGTGGACTGTTATACCCAGATCCTGAGTTCATCATGGGTATCAACGTCATCGTGACACTTGGATTTGGGTTCGTACTACTTGTACCGCTAAACGTAATGTCAGGCAGGATGCGCCATACAAACCCTATGTTGTGACCATCCTGAATATCAAACTCTGCTGACTCAATGTAAGCCGTAATTGGCACTGGTATACCACTGGTATTGTCATCATTACCAAACTCATGATTAACAAGGTTATTACTGTATGTAGCCGCCTGTGGGTAATCACGTAACCCTGCGTCAAACCATGCCGTCCGTGCCATATTCCCGTAATACCAAATTCTTTCTTGGTAGTTGTACACCACATACCGATCAATGGTCGTAGAACTTTGTGAAGCGTAGAACCACCAAACCTCATTAAAGCCCTCAATGGTTCCTGAGAAATAAGCCAAGTATTGCGTACTGTTTATGTCTTGGAATACATATTTACGCAGGTCGCACTGGAGCGTCTGGACACGCCCGTCATACATGTAGAACTTATCAACACCCATCCAGTACACAATCCCAGATGCCACGGATGCTGCATTCGGTCCAACGATGGATATGTTGTCAGCCAATAACTGAGCACCCCATACCAGTGGCGCTCCAAGGTATTGCAAGGAATACAGTGATGTATCCGTCCAAACTAGAATCTCTTGCCTAGTCTGTATTGCTGCAACAATCTGTGAGCCATGGGATAAACGTAAAGAACCGGCTTGGTTAGTCGCAATCGGCGTCCAGTCGGTTATTGACTCCTGATCCGCCCAACGTATGAGCATAGGATCTTGTACGCTAGATAGGTAATCGTTTGCACCTAAGCAAAACACAAAGCGATACACATCAGATACAAACACAAGATTCTGTACTACCGGAGGATCTGCCGCCCCTGGTAATGTCTCAATGCTAACGCCGCGAGTTGTAAGACCGCCTGTTGCATCCCAGTAATAAACACCACCGCCGCGAGGAGCAAACACAAGATCTTCGCCAAAGTTCATGGCTGACCATAATCTAAGCGCATCCGGCACAAATGTGCCTACACCACCCCAGTTACCACTACCCCACGAATCTGCGCCCCAACCAACTTGTGCTACCTGATCTTGTGGCCCGATGGTAATTTGATACGTAGCACGTACAGCAGATCCACCCCCTGATGTGGTTGATGACGCATTGGTCGTAGCGTTAACTGTATAGCTATTTGGATCACTAACAGTGATCGTGAACTCACCGTTCATATCTACGTTTGCAAACGTAGATGCCCCAGATATGGTTACATAATCACCAGTCTGGCCGTCATGGTTTGGGGCTGTAACCGTCACAACATTACTTCCACTGGTCGTTGCAAATGGGTTTGACCCAAGTAACCGACCGTTTATGTAATACGTAGCCGTTACTGTGCCGCCACCTGTAGCTGTTGAAGTAGCTGCTGTCGTAACCGTAATGACATAGGTATTAGCATCCGTAATGGATGTGATCGCATGTCTTGTATTGATCTCAGCCGCAGGTATGCCGCCAACCGCTGAAGATCCTGTGAAGTAAACAATAGACCCAGCTTGTGCGCCATGATCTGTATCACTCACCGAGATTGTGTTTTGCCCGTTAGTCGTGGTAAACGGATTGGTTAACGTCGCTGAATAGGTGTACTGACGGATAGGCGTAATGTCGTTGTATACACCGCCGCTCTCAATGTAATACTTGGAACTTGTACCACAGCCCATCAGGTTATTAGCTGTTAGCGTCACCCAGTTCCATAATGACCTGCACGTACCTATGAATGTATTAGATGAAATCCTAGCCCAGCCGCCAATCTTTTCTGGCGTACCCTGACGAAAACGCACCTTGTCAGAGACATACCAACCGTTCTCGTTTGTATATCGTGTTGACTCGCGATTGACACCAGCTCGATTAAGGATCTTTTGTAAAGGCACGGCTCACCTCATTAAGGCAGCTTCAGCGGCGCGACGTCGGGTAAGCCCCGGTAAGATTCTTCCGGCAGCCTTATTCCACAACATACATTGGTCTGCTGCACCATCCCAATCCCCCGCATCAACGCGCTTCTTGAACGTGGAAACACGATAGTTCCCTAGGCCACAATTGTAGACCCAGCTAGTCACTGCGGCAATCCGGCGTGGGAGTGCAGTTTGAATCTTGGGGGAGAGCTTGGTTATGCCCTGTACGAAATACTCTATATGATGGTCAAGCGCATCCTCACATTGTTCCATCGTCCAGATTGTGCCGGGGTTGATATCCGGTCCGGTGGCTCCCCAACCGATTGTCCAAGGATGCCCACGGGTTCCGGGGTCAGGATAAGCCGTCACACGACCATCAGGCAAACGCTTTGCTAGCCCTTCGAAGGGCTTGATGAGTACATCTTTGGCGAGTTTCTTAGCTTCATTCACGATTCAAACCGATTGCGTTTTGAGCAATTTGCAGATGCTGGTATTACTTGAAGGTTATAAGGGACATGTAATCCACAAACGTTTTCGCCTTTTAATGGGACGATATGATCAACATGCCATACAAAACCAAACATCTGCGTACGCAATCTTGCTAAATCATACGTCTCTTCAATAAGCCAGTGATCCTCTTCTGTTAGCCAAGATGGAGTGGCATTTAACTTTTGTGCATGACGTTTCATGCAATTAGCATTGACCTTAGCAGCGTTTTGTTTTTTCCAGTCAGCTATACGTTTTTTTGCTTCTTCTTTATTTTTTAAGTAATTTGCAGCCATATTTGCAGCGTGCCGCTCTTTATTTGCTAAATAATAAAGACGTTTCTTTTCGAGTTTTATGCGGCGTTGTTCAGATTTTCTTTGCTCAATAATCTCGGGCGACTCAATAGGCTTGCGCCTCGCTTCATTTACACACGGCTGACACCATCCCTGATAGCCATCTTTATTTGCTTTGCAAAGCGAAAAGCTTTCAAATGGTTTTGTTTCTTTGCATCGGCTACATGTTTTCATGACGATTTTTGGTATTTTTCTATTGGCCTACCAACAAAATAAAATGACATGATCATCATCAGTAACCCAAAATCATCTTCATCCCAGCACTTTATGATGACTTCATGCCACGGAGCATTACTTTGAAACGCAAGAACAAGCGTAGCCGTTTTGACGGCAGCGTACATAAAGAATATTGCCCAGGTGATCCCAGGACGAACCAGCGCAGAAATGCCAGCCACAAACCAACCTGCTGACTGAGCCGTTTGACTTTGTTCCTCAAAGGCCGCTTTGATGGTGTCAAGTTGCTGAACACTGTAGTCAACATACTTTTCCTCCACACGAAACTCGCCGCGCATTTTCTCTAGGTCGGTCTGAAGACGGAACATGTTTAACTCATGTAGCCGCTCGTTCTTCTTATCCAAGAACTTCAATATTTCAGGGGCTAGCCGGAATAAGCCGCCAAATATGGACCCTAATAAACCACCTGAAAGAAGATCAAACATGTTAAAACGGACCTGTCGTTACCGTTACGCCAGAATTAGTGATGGTCCATGGGCCGCCACCATTAGCAACGCTGTTGTCTTTAACAGTTGATGACTGGCAAGTCAGTATCTTGGTTGTGGCGCTTGGCGTTAAGGCTTGGGTCGGTATAGTCACCGATGTAATCCCAGATCCAACATTAAACCTTAAGTTACTAATCCTGGCGTTAAGGAAAAATGATGAGCCCGTGCCACGTCTTCCTATTTGTGGTGGATTACCACTACCGGTAGACAAACTTCCTGTGAACGAACCCGATCCCTGCTGTGTTGCTCCAATAAACAACCTGGCTGTGCCTGAAACTCTAGTTGCTACGATATAAGTCCATGCGTTTAATGGAACGGTCGTACCTGTAAGAATTACTGTATTAGTGCCTGATGTA